ATGCAAAAACGCAACGTAGCCTCCGTACTCAGAGAACTGCTCGTCCGCCACGGCCTGTCCCCTACAGAGCTGCATCGGCGCACGGGCGTGCCTCAATCCACCCTGTCGCGGATTCTCAGCGAGAAGATCGTCGATCCTTCGGACAAGCACGTCTCGAAGATCGCCGAGTACTTCGGCGTGAGCACCGACCAGTTGCGCGGCCGTGTCGAACTCGGCGAGTCCCGTGACGCGGCCCCGCTCGCCCAGGGCCACGCGGCCCTGAGCGATATCAGCCTGTGGGACGATGAAACCCCCGTCGAGGACGACGAGGTCTCCGTTCCTTTTCTTCGTGAGGTCGAGTTGGCAGCAGGATCAGGAAGATTCGTCATCGAGGAAAGCGAGAACGCTCGCTTGCGCTTCGGCAAACGCAGCCTGCGCCACAATGGCGTGCAGTTCGACAACGCCAAGTGCGTGACGGTACGTGGCAACAGCATGCTGCCGGTGCTGCGCGATGGCGCCACGGTCGGGGTCAATACCGGTAAAAGCTCTATCGGCGACATCATCGACGGTGACCTTTACGCCATCAACCACAATGGCCAGCTGCGGGTGAAACAGGTGTATCGCCTGCCTACCGGCATTCGCCTGCGCAGCTTCAACCGCGACGAGCACCCCGACGAGGACTATAGCTTCCAGCAGATGCAGGAAGAGCAGATCAGCCTCCTCGGCCACGTCTTCTGGTGGGGCATGTACGCCCGTTGATCCCCTGCCCTCGATAAAACCCGCCTCGGCGGGTTTTTTTTCGCCTTCAGAAACCCCCTACATCCACGTCGGATCAGGCCTCCATGCATAGGAGCAAAAGCTGATGCATAAATATTTGAATTTGTGCATTGACTGCATATGCATGAATGCATAATATGTATCCCAGGCCGGACGCAAACCGGTCGAGATACAGGCAGCGATGAACAGGCCTCGACTGTTCAGAGGGTTGGCAACTGGCCCGGGTGTGCAGCGTAAAGCACCACGATCAGTTATCCGGCGGGCAGGCGGCCGCGGTCGGAGTCACCAATTTGAAGCGCAACCGCATGGCGTCACCAGTCGTGGCCGGCGGTTACACCGCGCATTACTGAAAAGCCTGCAGGGCGGGCTTTTTGGAATGCCGAGTCAAGCCAATCACGATCCGCCGGCCTGTCGCCGGTGGGTAAACACACAGGAGACAGGAACGTGACGAACGAGCAACAGACGTTGCTGGAGATGCCGCTCTGGCTGGTGATCCTCCTGGCATTGCTGGGCGGAATTTCCGGCGAGATGTGGCGCGCCGACAAGGCCGGTGCCCGCGGCTGGGGGCTGCTCAGGCGGTTGGCGCTGCGCTCGGGGGCCTGCATGGTCTGCGGGGTGTCGACGGTCATGCTGCTGTACGCCAGCGGCATGTCGATCTGGAGTGCCAGCGCTTTTGGCTGCCTTACCGCCATGGCCGGCGCCGACGTGGCCATCGGCCTTTACGAGCGCTGGGCCGCTCGGCGGCTGGGGTTGGACGAACAGCCCGCGCCTGTACGCCAGGACGAAGAATGAACGTGGCAACAAGGAAGAAAAGCGAATGTTCAACGAGTTTCGCTGCGGTAAATGCAACCGCTTGCTGGCCCGCATCGGCGGGTCGGCGGTGGTCCAGATCAAGTGCTCGCGTTGCGCGACCTTGAACCACATGAAGGCCACGGGCCTCGACAACGTGCCGACGAGCGATCAGGACGGGCCGCAGAGTCCAGCTCCCCTTCAATCGATCCAGTAGGAGAACCACCATGGCAGGTCGTACCCGCATTCCTTTCAACGGCGTCGGCACTTCGGTGCTGCCCGCTTACCAGACCCTGTCGGCAGGCCAGTACCTGCTGTCGCCCAACCAGCGCTTCAAGCTGCTGCTGCAGGGCGATGGCAATTTGGTGATCCAGGACAACGGCGCCACCGTCTGGGTCGCCAATGAACAGCAACCCTTCAGCTCGACCATCCCCTTGCGCAACAAGAAGGCCCCGCTGGCTTTCTACGTTCAGTACGGAGCGTTCCTCGACGACTACTCGCGACGCCGGGTGTGGCTGACTGACAACAGCACCTTCACCAGCAACGACCAGTGGAACCGTACCCACCTGGTGCTGCAAGACGACGGCAATATCGTGCTGGTCGACTCGCTGGCGCTGTGGAACGGCACGCCGGCCATCCCGCTGGTGCCTGGCGCGATCGACTCGCTGCTGCTGGCACCTGGCTCCGAGCTGGTACAGGGCGTGGTGTACGGCGCGGGCGCCAGCAAGCTGGTGTTCCAGGGTGACGGTAATCTCGTGGCCTATGGCCCGAACGGCGCGGCCACCTGGAACGCCGGTACCCAAGGCAAGGGCGCGGTGCGCGCGGTGTTCCAGGGTGACGGCAACCTGGTGGTCTACGGTGCCGGCAACGCCGTGTTGTGGCATTCGCACACCAGCGGTCATGCCAGCGCGGTGCTGCGTCTGCAGGCCAACGGCAGCGTCGCCATCCTCGACGAGAAACCGGTATGGGCGCGTTTCGGCTTCCAGCCGACCTATCGCCATATCCGCAAGATCAACCCTGACCAGAAGCCGATCGACATCTGGACCTGGCACTTCTGAGCCAGGCGCCGGGCCTTCACGGGCCCGGCCTTCGCCGAACCGAGCGTTCAAGGAGCACAAGCATGAGCGAACTGGCCCAGTTGTACGCGGCCGTCACCTCCACCCTGCGGGCGGCGTTGCCGGCCTTCGCCACGGTCGCCACGGAGGGCGATGCCACGCTCGAGCCAGCCCTGCCGGCCTTGGTCCATGGCGTGTTGCGCATGCGTGGCGACGAGGCGCTGCGTGACGGTCGCTCATTGCTGATGGCAACCTTCGAGGCCCGCGTCACCGCCCAGGGCACCCCCGCGCAGGCACGGACGCAGGCCGGCGTGCTGGCGGCGCAGCTGATCGATGTGCTGCGCCAGCAGTCCTGGGGGCTTGATTACGTCGAGGGCGCACGGGACATCCTCGCCGAAGCCGAGGGCACTTCCTGGCGGGTGCAATGGGAGCAACCGGTCCTGCTGGGCAGTGTCCAGTGGCCCTGGCCCGACCAGCCGCCGGGCAGCCTGATGCTGGGCTTCGCCCCGGACACCGGGCCCGGCAACCAGGACAAGTACCTGTCACCGGAGGACCTGGCATGAGCTACGCCAGCGCCATGCACGATCGCATGCTGGCCAGCCTGATGATCCCCTGTCGGGTGGTGGCGGTGGACTTGGTCGCAGCCCGGGTGCGGGTGTCCGACGGTGGCGGCTGGACCAGCGCCTGGGTGCGCTGGCATGCCCAGGCTGCCGGCAAGGCCCGCCACTGGCGGGTACCGAGCCTGGACGAGCAGGGCGTGTTGTTCAGCCCCAGCGGCGAACCGGCTTTGGGCACCTTCGTCCCGGGGTTGTACGGCAATGCCGGGACGGCGCCGGACAACCGCGACCATGTCGAGGTCTGGCGCTTCGACGATGGCGGCTCGCTGGTCTACGACTGGCAGGCCAGACGCTATGACATCCAGCTGCCCAGCGGCCAGGCCACGGTCAAGGTCGGCGCCAGCACGCTGGTGGTCAGCGACAACGCCATCACCCTCGACGCCGCGTCGATCACCCTGACCGGCAAGGTTGCCATCAACGGCCCGCTGACGGTCAGCGGCGACATCAACGGCGGTGGCCGGATCATCGACACAGCCGGCAACACCGCCAATCACAAGCACTGAACCAAGGCCTGTACGAAATGTGTCTGCGCGAAGGCCAGACAAGGCTGAACGGGGGGAGGAAGCGGAGTGTACTGGAGTACATGAGCATTCCGAGCCCCGTTTCAACGCAGTATGGGCGAGTGCAGATACATTTCGTACAGAGCCTAAGGCCTTGAGCCCAGCAAGATCGCCATTGAGCGACATGAGCGCGGCATGTGCCGCGCCCCATCATTTCGACTCAAAAGGTTAAGCAACATGGAAGCAGTAAAAGTCGGCAAGCATTTCTTCAACGCCCACCCAACCGCCGTCAGCCAGGTCTTCAGCGCCGCGGACAACAAGGATGGCGTGTACCTGCGCACCGCGACCCTGTGCACCGGCGGCGGCATCCTCAACCTGTACACCGGCCCGAAGGCGCCGGCCTACCTCGGCGACATGAGCGTCCACGCCATCATGGGCGGGATCAACGGCGGCATCGATTCGCAGTACACCCTGCCTTATCCGCTGTTCATCCCGGCGGGCTACGGCCTGTGGACCGTCGCCAACAACGCCACGGCGGCCATCGCCCTGACCTACGACTTCGTCTCCTGAAACGGCTGCCCGGCTTGTCCGGGCAACCCTTTCCTGCCTGCCAGGTGATAACCATGCGCTATCCGAACAGGCTACCTGGAGCCTCAATTCCAGGAGGTGCCCCATGATCGGCATGGACCGCCGCACCGGCCAGCCCCTGTCGGGCGTGGCCCACCTGCGTCAATCCATCGAGGACATTCTCACCACGCCGTTGGGCAGCCGGCGTATGCGTCCGGAGTACGGCAGCCAGCTGCGCCGTTACGTCGACCTGCCGGTCAACGAAGGCTGGAAGAGTGCGGTGCAGGCCGAGGTGGCCAGGGCCCTGGGGCGCTGGGAGCCGCGGCTGAAGCTGGAGCGGGTCAAGGTCGTCGCGGTACTCGATGGCCAGGTCAGCCTGGCCTTGAGCGGTCGTTACCTGGGGGATGACGCCCTGGTGGAGGTGACGGTATGAGCCAGGTCGACCTGTCGAAACTGCCCGCTCCGCAACTGCTCGAAGATCTCGATTTCGAGGCGCTGTACCAGGAAGACCTGGCCAGCTTCCGCGCCCAGCTGGGCGACGACTGGACCGCCAACCTGGAAAGCGACCCGGTGACCAAGCTGCTCGAAGTCGGCGCGTACCGCAAACTGCTCAACCGAGCACGGATCAATGACGCGGCCAAGGCGCTGCTACTGGCCTATGCCCAGGGCAGCGATCTGGATCAGCTGGCGGCCAACGTCAGCCTGCAACGGCTGGTGATCCAGGCGGCGGACCCGGGCACGATTCCACCGACCGAGGCCGTGCTCGAGTCCGACGACGCCCTGCGCGAGCGGGTGCAACTGGTCTACGAAGGCCTGACCACCGCCGGCCCGCGCAACAGCTACATCCTCCATGCCCGCAACGCTTCGGGGCGGGTCGCCGACGCGACCGCCGAAAGCCCGTCGCCGGCGGTGGTGGACGTTACTGTGCTGAGCCTGGACAACGACGGCGTGGCCAGCCCCGAGCTGCTGGCGCAGGTAAGCGCCTACCTCAACGACGACGATATCCGCCCGGTCGCTGACCGGGTCAATGTGCGTAGCGCCGAGGTGTTGCCGTACCGCGTCGAGGCGGTGCTGCACATGGCTGACAACGGCCCTGAGTTCGAGGCGATCCTCAGCGAGTGTCGGCGCCGGCTCAAGGCCTGGGTCAATCCACGCCGACGCCTCGGCGTCGAGGTTGCCCGTTCCGGGATCGACGCACAGTTGCACATCGATGGCGTGAGCCGTGTCGAGCTGGTCGGTTGGAGCGACATTCGCCCGAGCAAGGCCCAGGCGGCCTGGTGCACCGGCATCGAACTGCGACGGGGAGGCTGACATGCAGAGCCTTCTGCCGCTCAACCGCACGCCGCTGGAGCGGGCCATCGAGGTGGCGGCCGACGAGGACCTCAAGGTCACGTTGCGCACCCTCTACAACCCCGAAACCTGCCCGGCGCACCTGCTCTACCAGCTGGCCTGGGCCTGGTCGGTGGACCGCTGGGACGACAGCTGGAGCGAGGCGATCAAGCGCTCGGTGATCCGCTCGGCGTTCTTCGTCCATGCCCACAAGGGCACCCTCGGCGCTCTCCGGCGGGTGGTCGAGCCATTCGGCTACCTGATCGAGGTGCAGGAATGGTGGCAGACCCAGCCTGCCGGCGTACCGGGGACCTTTGCCCTGAAGGTCGGGGTGACCGACACCGGCATCAGCGAGGAAACCTACAACGAACTGTCGTCGCTGATCGACGACGCCCGGCCGGTCAGCCGCCACATGACTGGTCTGGCGATCAGTCTCGAAAGCCGTGGCGGTCTCTATTTCGGCTGCGCGCTGCAGGACGGCGACGAACTCGACGTCTACCCGCCGGCACCTCCTGACCTGATCGTCAGTGGCGCCATTGGTCGCGGCGGCCGGGAACACACAATCGATACCTTGGACATTGCACATGGTTGACCAGAATTCCCAGTTCTACGCCATCCTCACCAACGTGGGCGCGGCGAAACAGGCCAACGCGGATGCCTTGGGCATCCCGTGGAAAATCACCCAGATGGGCGTGGGCGACGCCAACGGCGCCGACCCCACCCCCAACGCCACCCAGACCAGCCTGATCAACGAATGGCGCCGGGCGCCGCTGAACCAGCTGAAGGTGGACGACAAGAACAGCGCGATCATCGTCGCCGAGCAGGTCATCCCGGCGGATGTCGGCGGCAAGTGGATCCGCGAGATCGCGCTGTACGACGCCGATGGCGACATGGTCGCCGTAGCCAACTGCGCGCCGACCTACAAACCGTTGCTCAGCCAGGGCTCGGGGCGCACCCAGGTGGTGCGCATGAACCTGATCGTCAGCAGTGCCAGCAATGTGCAACTGAAGATCGATCCTGCGGTGGTCCTGGCCACTCGTGAGTGGGTTACCGAGGAGCTGGCGCGGCAGGACTTCAAGCATTCGGTGCAGGTCGCGACCACAGCCGCCATTACCCTGAGCGGGTTGCAGACCATCGATGGTGTTGCATTGCAGGCGGGCACCCGGGTGCTGGTCAAGGATCAGACGACGGCCAAGGACAATGGTCTTTACCTGGCGGCCGCAGGCGCATGGACGCGCAGCAGCGATGCCGATAGCGATGCCAAGGTTACGCCTGGCCTGTTGGTGCTGGTCGAGAAGGGTACAGTCAACGGTGACAGTGCTTGGCAGTTGATCAGCGATGGACCGATCAGCCTGGGTGTCAGTGCCCAGGGTTATGAAATGGCTTTTGGCCGTAGTGGAGTGTCGGCAGGAACCTACCGTAGTGTCACGGTAGACAAGTACGGGCGAGTAATTGCCGCGACCAATCCGACCACGGTAGCTGGGTACGGATTGACCGATGTGTACACCAAAGGTCAAGTGGATACTTCGCTCGCGCTCAAGGCCCCGCTGGCAAGTCCTTCGTTTAGCGGCGACCCTCGTGCTCCGACCCCGGCCACAACGGATAGCGATACCTCTATCGCCACTACTGCGTTTGTACGCAATGTGCTTGCCCGGTATGGTCTAGCGACTAATGTCGCCTCCATTTGGGCAGGGAGTATCGACGAGATTACCGAAACAGGACTCTACCTATCGACTACTGTCACCACTGGGGCTTTTCCGGTGTACGCGGGAGAGTCACTGGTGGGCGGCATGCTGTTTCACTTGGAGCGCGATGCAGATAAGTCGGCATTGCAACTCTGGGAAACGGTTACCAGTGGAGTGGGCGAAACACCGGGTGGTCTTACCTTTAAGCGGTCGCGCCTGCTCAATGGTAAATGGAGTGCCTGGGGACAACTGTGGGACGGCCTCAACACGCCAAAAATGGATTCGCCGCTGGACCGAGTGTCCGGACGGATGGTGACGTCTGGTGCCTATGGCCTGGGTATGGCCATTGTCAGTGCAGAAGTGGACCTAAATAAATACACCGTGCCTGGTAATTTCCTGACACCTATGGCGGGTGTGCTGAATCTTCCGGCTGGCTGGATAAGCGGATCACGACGTTACTCTCTGGTCGTGGATGGGTACAACGATAAGAACTATCTGACGCAAACATTGACTTCAGGGCAGTCAGGTCTGGCGGACGATCCTGTATTGCGCGCCATTCGATCCATGTCCAATGAGTCCAAGTGGTCCGCATGGCGAATCCTGGCGCCCACCGATAATCCGGTGTTCACCGGAAATCCAACTGCTCCCACACCTGCGCGTGGCAACATCTCGACCCAGTTGGCGACCACCCAGTTCGTTAAAGAAATGGGCTTTACGTTCCCTTCAAGCTCCGTCGCTTTCCCATCAGGTTCCACGTTGACCACGGCCGAGGTCGGGCGAATGGTTTACATGGATGGCGGAGGTGCCCAGACATGGAGTGGCAGCGTAGTACTTCCATCCTCGGGTATTCCAAGGGGGTCTGTGTTCTGTCTCTCCGTAGGTTCGGGGAATGGCACTATCACTGTCCATAAACCCGCTGTGGCTGGAGGCTATATCGCCATAGGTTCCAGGTCCTATGACACTGTGACGATTCGTTCCAACGAACCCCCCTTGATGCTGATCTGTAATGCTGATCATACCTATGCGGTGATTTCTGGCGGCCTTTCAAATACAGCTGACTATAGCTCTCAGCTTTCAGCTAACGGATGGGCAAAAAATCCCAATGGATTGATTCAGCAGTGGGGCGTTGCCATGGTACCGGCAGTCGGAACTTTGGATGTAACGCTTCCGGTTACTTTTCCTAATCAAGGGATCGCGGTTGTTTGCTCCTATACGTTTGGCCTGGGGGGCGCCGCAGGTCGGTGTGGTGCTGGATATCTGAATACTTCCACGATCCGAGTTGAAAGCGCCGTGCCGGTAGGTGTCGGTGGGTATCAAACAGTTTATTGGTTCGCTATCGGAAGATAGGAGGAATTATGTTTTTTTATTCAGCAGTAACTGGCGGGCTTTACGTTCATGACATCAATGGCACGACTATGCCGGCTGATGTGGTGGAAATCAGTGAAGAGGAGTATCTGGCTCTGATATCAGCTGCAGCCGAAGGGAACGTGCTGGTTCCTGATAGCAATGGTTTGCCGTTGATCTCGGCCCCTCAAGTGAATTCAGGGGCTTTGGCATCCGCCGAGCGAGAATGGCGTGACGCGCAACTTGCTGCGACTGATGGTTTGGTATCACGCCACCGCGATGAGCTGGAGAGTGGCACTGAAACCACAGTGACCTCTGCCCAGTACACCGAGCTGCAGGCTTATCGCAGAACCCTCCGTTCTTGGCCCGAGTCTGGTCAGTTCCCACTGATCGAGCATCGTCCTCCCGCCCCGTCTTGGCTATCTGGTGCTCTTCTATAACGCCCTGTCAATCAGGGCGTTTTCTTATCTGCTGCACTCTAATTCAGCCCCGCTAAGCGGGGCTTTTCATATCAGGAGTACTTATGAGTGGTTTTTTCCACGGCGTAACCGTAACTAACGTCGACACCGGCGCCCGCAGCATCGCGCTGCCATCGTCCTCGATCCTCGGCCTGGTCGACACTTTCACCGAAGGCCCGGGCGTCACCGCCAAGGCCAATGACCTGATCCTGATCACCAGCGAGCGCGAAGCGGTCGCGGCGTTCGGCCAGGACGCGGCGATTACCAAGGCCTGCCGCGCCATCTACAGCCGCGCCAAGGCGGTCATCGTCGCTTGCGGCGTGGCCAAGCTCGAAGACGCCGCCGAGCAGACCTCGGCGATCATCGGCAACGTGCTGGCCGACGGCAAGCGCACCGGCCTGCAGGCGCTGCTCGACGGCAAGAGCCGTTTCAACGCCCAGCCACGCCTGCTGGTTACCCCCAAGCACAGCGCCACCCAGGCCGTCGGCACCGCCCTGGTGGCCCTGGCCGACAAGCTGCGCGCCATCGCCATCATCGACGGCCCCAACACCACCGATGAAGCGGCCATCGCCTACGCCAAGAACTTCGGCGCCAAGCGCGCCTTCCTGGTCGATCCGGGCGTGCGCTACTGGGACAACGCCGAAGAGGCCACCGTCGATGCGCCGGGTTCGGCCTGGGTCGCCGGCCTGTTCGCCTACACCGATCGCGAGTACGGCTTCTGGGCTTCGCCTTCGAACAAGGAGTTCGTCGGCATCACCGGCACCACCCGCGCCGTGGAGTTCCTCGACGGCGACGACACCTGCCGCGCCAACCTGCTGAACAACGCCAACATCGCCACCATCATCCGCGACGACGGCTTCCGCCTGTGGGGCAACCGCACCCTGTCGAGCGACCCGAAATGGGCCTTCGTCACCCGCGTGCGGACCATGGACATCGTCATGGACGCGATCCTCTACGGCCACAAGTGGGCCGTCGACCGCTCCATCACCGCCACCTACGTCAAGGACGTCACCGAAGGCCTGCAGGCCTTCATGCGCGACCTGAAGAACCAGGGCGCGATCATCAACTTCGAGGTCTTCGCCGATCCGGAACTGAACACCGCCAGCCAACTGGAGCAGGGCAAGGTGTACTGGAACATCCGCTTCACCGATGTGCCGCCTGCCGAAAACCCCAATTTCCGCGTCGAAGTCACCAACCAGTGGCTGACCGAAGTCCTCGATTCCGCCGCTTAAGGAGCGCATCCACATGGCAATGATTCCCGAAACACTGGCCAACCTGAACCTGTTCGTCGATGGCGTCAGCTTCCAGGGCGACGTGCCCAGCCTGACCCTGCCCAAGCTCACCCTGAAGATGGAAGAGCACCGCCCCGGCGGCATGGACATGCCGGTCGAGATGGACCAGGGCATGGAGAAGCAGGAAGCCGCCTTCACCACCACCGGCGTGCGCCGCGAGTCGCTGAAGTTCTTCGGCCTGGCCGACGGCACCGCCTTCAACGGCACCTTCCGCGGCGCCTTCAAGGGCCTGAAGGGCAAGATCAACCCGGTCATCGTCACCCTGCGCGGTTCGCTGAAAGAGATCGACATGGGTGACTGGAAGTCCGGCGACAAGGCCGAGATCAAGCACAACGTCGCCGTCACCTACTACAAGCTCGAAGTCGATGGCCGCCTGGTCTACGAAATCGACGCCCTGGGCATGAAGCGGGTGATCGACGGCGTCGACCAACTGGCCGCCCAGCGCGCCGCCCTGGGTCTTTAAGGAGAACGCTCGATGGCTCAAGCGAAAAAATTGCCGCAATGGCTGACCGTCGACGCCGAGCGCGTGACCGTGCGCCTGTCGCGCCCCAGCGAGGCCAACGGCGTGCAGGTCGACAGCCTGTCGTTGCGCGCACCGACCGTGCGTGACATCCGCAATGCCCAGACCGGTGGCGCGGGCGATGACGAGCAGCGCGAACTGAACCTGTTCGCCTCGCTCGCCGAAGTTGGCGTCAAGGACCTCGAGGGCCTGGCCCTGAAGGACTACAGCCGCCTGCAGACTGGCTATTTTCGCCTGGTGCAGGACGACGAGGTTTGACCCTGCCCGGCAGAAGGCCGCCGCCAGGCGGCTGGCCAAGGAGCTGAACTTTTCCGCCAGCGAAATCATGACCATGTCGTACAGCGACATGGTCTGGTGGTTGGCGGAATGACAAGGAGGAACCCATGGCGAACACACAGGTGTTCACCCTCGGGCTCGGCGTCAGCGCCGACAGGCCGTTGGGCGCCGCGTTCGATAAGCTCCGTCAGCGCATCGGACACTTGCGCATGGAGGCGGATGGCACCCGCCTGGGACGCCTCATCGCAGAGGTGATCCGTCTGGGGTTGGAGCTGGACAAGGTGGGGCAGGTCGGCAGGAGGCTGGCCGGTGAACAGGCAGAAAGTCATTACACGCAGGTCGAGCACTTGCGCGATGAAGGCGATCGTGTCGCTGATCTGCAGCAGGCTTACGTTCGCCTCGGACAGGTGATCGCGGGGTTGCCGCGACTCAAACCGTTGCCCCCTCGCAGCGTCTGGCACCCACCCTTGCTGCTGCCGGCGGCGAACGGCAAGACAACGGCTGGGACGCCGGTCAAGCCGACGACACCGGCCAAAACCACATCCACACCCCGTAGTGCCGGCGAGAAAACCAGAATCGTCATGGCAAGCCTGGGTGGGCTTGCCGCGGGGGGGATTGCGGCATACAAGGCCAGTCGCCGTCTGTCTCCTGAAGAGCGGCAGCGGGCCGTCAAGGCGGTCAATAGCAAGACCGAGATGGGCGCTGTTACAGCGCTGCTGAAGGGCACCGAGGCAATGGTGACCGGTGAGGATGGCCGGGCGAAGTCCAAGGGTGTCGGTGCTGCCATCGGCGAGCTGGCCGGCAACCTCCTTGGCGCGGCCCTTGGGGCGGCGAAGGGCGGTGCGAGCGGCGGCAAGCGTGGTGAGGAGTACGGCAGCCTGTTTGGTGCCTACCTGGGCGAGAAGCTTGGCGGTCGCGCTGGCGAGGGGCTGTACGACTTCTTCACCGACAGCAGTGACGACAAGGGCAGCAAGCCCGAGGCGTCTGCGGATAATTCTGCCACGACTGCATCGTCGCTCCAGTTGGCCGGGCCCTCGGTCAGCCTGTTCGAGGCACAGGTTGACGCAGGCACGCTACCGGCCTTGGGCAGCGCCTTTGGCGAGCTCGGGGCCGGCGCTACACTTGCGGGCCAACGCCTGCTGGCTCTGGGTGATGCAACCGGGTCTGGTGCACAGGTCCCTCTGGTAGCTGCACCCATGCAAGCACCCGCTAGCGGTTTGCTGAAGGCCGTGGCGGATAAGCCACCAGCAGCACCCGCTTCAACGCCAGCCACGCCTTCCTCAGCGGCAGCCGACGCTCCCAAGGGAATGCTCGCCAAGATGGGCGGTGCCGTTAAATCGCTCGGCAAGCCAGCGGTGCTTGGCGCCGTGGGTAAAGGCCTTGAGACATTCACCGGTGACAAGTCCGATAGCGAGAAGGCCGAAGGCTACGGCAATGCTGTAGGTGGTTTGGTCGGCACGCTGGTTGGTGGTGCCTTGGGCTCGGTCGTGCCGGGCCTGGGAACTGTCGTCGGCTCCACGGTCGGCGGCATGGTGGGTGAGGCGGTCGGTGGCTGGGTCGGTAAAACCTGGTTCGGTGGTGACAAGGAGGTTGCCAAACCGGCCGCCGCAAACGTGGAGTCATCCGCAACGCCTGCTGCCGAGGGTGATCCGGAGGGCGCGAAGTCCGCAAGCAACAAGATTGCCGCGGCAAGCGAACCTGCCAAGGAGGGCGCGCAAGCTTCCCAAACGGCTCAACCTACACCCGATTCAGCCTCAGCACCGGAACCCAGGGGCGTTGGCGCGGCGATGAAGGTCCTGGCCAAGCCTGCGGTGCTGAAAGCGACTCGGCAAGGGCTGGAAACCTTCACCAGCGACAAGCCCGATGGCGAGAAAGCCGAAGGCTACGGCAGTGCCGTCGGTGGGTTGGTCGGGACGCTGGTCGGCGGGGCCATCGGCTCTGTCGTGCCGGTGCTCGGCACCACCTTCGGTGCCGCACTGGGTGGGATGGTGGGCGATCAGCTCGGCGGTTGGTTGGGCAAGACCTGGTTTGGCGGCAAGGATCAGCCGGTCAAAGGGGATGCTGCAGCCAAGGCCGGCGGGGCTACGTCCGCTGTGCCCAAGGACACGCTCGAACAGAAGGCCGTACCCGGTGATGTGGTGCGCTCGATAAGCAGTCAGGCGACACCTGCACAGGGGCCGCCCGCCGTTACATCGACACCTGCGGCCACACCGCCGGCACCCGTCTACAACCAGCAGTTCACGTTCACCTCGAACATGCCCGTCAGTGTCACCAATAGCCTCGACGACCCAGGCACGCTTGCGCAACTGGAGGCCATCGCCCGTCGCCAGCTCGAGGAACTCATGCGCCAGGCCCGTTCCGCGCAGTTGGTCGACACCCCACATATCGCACTTTAAGGAGGATCCATGACCTATCTGGAGCAGCTGCAAGCCACGCTGCACGCCCTGGTCAAGGCGGGAGAGGCAGGGCGTCGGCGTGCCGACGCCATGCTCGATCCGATGAACGACGCGATCGTCCATATACAGGGCGCGGTGGGTGAGCTGGAAGCCTTGCCGGTGGTCGGCCCGATCATCGGGGCCAAGCTGCAGCGCACCATGCGCGCAATCACCAACGCCCAGGCCCGGGTTGCCAAGGTGGTGGCCAAGTACGACCAGGCGGTGGCGGTGGTGCGTCAGGTGCGTGATCGCATCGACGGCTTCGCCGCCCATGCCGCCAAGGCCGGTGCGGCGATTCGCCGTGTGGTGGGGGAGGTGCGCTCGACCGTCAATGGCGTGCTGTCGACGCTGGGTTTCGCGCCCGAGGCGACGCCGGCCGCCGAAGCGGTCAAGCCGTTCCCGCACTTGCTGGTGCTGCAACCGCTCAAGGCGGGCGCGGCGCCGTACTACTTCAACCTCGATACCGCCGCCTTCGACCAGCTGCGCCGGCAGACGCGCTTTCGCTGGGCCGGGCAGGAGCGCCTGAGCCGCGCGAGCGCCCAGCAGGCGGTCAGCCTGGGCGAGGAGAGCATCAACATCCGGGGCGCGATCTTCCCCGGGTTCAAGGGCGGCCTCGGCCAGTTGCAGACGCTGCGCAGCATCGGCCGCCAACTGCTGCCGCTGTCATTGACCACCGGTTACGGCGAGGTACTCGGCACCTGGTGCCTGACCAGCATCGAGGAGGAGCAGAGCGTCCTGCTGGCCGGCGGCATTCCGCGCAAACAAGGGTTTTCACTGGAGTTCGTGAGCTATGGCCAAGACCTGCACAACGTCTGAGGGCGATCTGCTCGATACCCTCTGCCAGCACTATTACGGCCACTTGGCCGGCACGGTCGAGGCCGTGCTGGATGCCAACCAGGGGCTGGCGGACGAGGCGCAGCCGTTTCGCGCCGGGGTGAGGATCCTGTTGCCGGAACTGCCGATGACGACGAGCGATACCGTGCAACTGTGGGACTGATCTGGAGCCTCAATCGTGCAACCCCAATTTCGTATCACCGCCGATGGCAACGATATCACCACCCTGATCAACGACCGTTTGCTGCTGCTGCGCACCACCGACAAGCCGGGCCTGGAGTCCGACGAGTTCGAACTGCGCCTCGATGCGCGGGACGGCGCCCTGGCCTTGCCAGCCAGGGGCGCAATGCTCGAAGTGCACCTGGGTTACGCCGGTCAGCCATTGAACCGCCTGGGCCGCTACACCGTGGACGAGGTCGAGCTGTCCGGGCCGCCGGACACCCTGGTGATCCGCGGCAAGGCGAGCGACCTGCGCGGTAGCGGCAAGACCATTCGCAGCGGCAGCTGGGAGAATGCGACGCTGCAGCGCATCGTCGCCGAGATCGGCGCCCGCAATGGCTGGCAGGCGGTGTGTCCGGTGGCCGTGCAGGTGCCGCGGGTCGACCAGTACAGCGAGTCGGACTTCAACTTCATCACCCGCCTGGCGCGCCTGCACGACTGCACCGCCAAGCTCGCCAACGGTCAGTTGCTGGTGCTGCCGCGCCAGGGCGGTCAGAGTGCCAGCGGCAAGCCCCTGGGCGTGGTCGGCATTGCCCGCAACGAGGTCAGCCAGTGGCAATTCCGCCTAGCCGACAAGAGTACCCACAAGGCTGTCAGGACCCGTCACCACGACAGCGCCAGCGGGCGCCTGCAGGCGGTGGAACTGGACAATGGCGATGCGCCGGACGGCCTGCAGCCGGTCTACACCGACCGCCACCTGTACCCCAACCGCGCGGCGGCGGAACAGGCCGCCCGCGCCCGCCTGGCCAGCTTCAACCGCGACACCGCCAGCGTGCGCCTGGACATGCCCGGGCGCACCGACCTGTTCGCCGAGCGCGCCATCGATGTCCAGGGCTTCCTGGCCGGGCTCGATGGGCACTACCTGATCGAGTCGGTCGAGCAGGTGTTCACCAGCAGCGGCTGGCGCACCACCGTGCAGTGCAACGGCGGTCGTCAGGGCAAGGCCAAGGCCAAAGGTTCCGCGCCTCGGCGGGCGGGTTCGCTCAAGGCCTGAGACAGGGCGGTGAGGGTTTCCCGATGCCTGCCGGCGGTGGCGCTCCCTATAGTCGCTGTCAGCCGGCCGCATCACCCTGTTTCCGAGCTCCAGATCAGGTGCGGCGCTCGCCATACCTTGAATCCTGTGAAAGCCACGCGCTTCGAGCCATCGCCCATGAGCGAGCCACAGGCGGCACCGGCCGCCTTTCGATCAGACCGCAATGGAGAATGCACCGATGCCGCTCACTGAACAGCAACTCAAGCAGATCTACCCGCTCGCCGGCCAACGCGTCGCCACCTTCCTGCCGGCGCTGAACACGGCCATGGCCAACTGGGAAATCGACCACCCCAAGCGCATTGCCGCGTTCCTGGCCCAGGTCGGCCATGAGTCCGGCCAGCTGCGCTACGTCAAGGAACTGGGCAGCGATCGCTACCTGGCCCGCTACGACACTGGCAGCCTGGCCCTGCGTCTGGGCAACACCCCCGAAGCCGACGGCGATGGCCAGCGCTATTGCGGTCGTGGCCTGATCCAGGTGACCGGGCGCAACAACTACCAGGCCTGCAGCCGCGCGCTGTTCGGCGACGAACGCCTGCTGGCGCAACCGCAGATGCTCGAGCAGCCGCGCTGGGCCTGCGAATCGGCGGCCTGGTTCTGGCACTCGCGCGGGCTCAACGCCCTGGCTGACCAGGGTGAGTTCAACCGCATCACCCGGCACATCAACGGCGGCCTGAACGGCTTGTCGGAACGCCTCGAACTGTGGGCGCGGGCGCGGGAGGTGCTGTGCTGAGCCGCCTGCAACTGGCGCTGTGCTTCGGGCTAATGGCGTTGTCCGCGGCACTGGCCTGGCAGCTGCAGGGCTGGCGCCTCGGACGTCAGCTGGCCGCGCAGGAACAGGTGCTGGTGCAGCAGCGCCTTGACCAGGCCGAGGCGCTGCACGGCCTGCTGCTCGCCGAACGCGATCAGCGCCAGGACCTCGAACAACGCCTGCACGATAGTGAAACGAAGCATTTCCAGGAGCTGACCGATGCCCAACAGACTCAGGCTCGCCTGCGTGACCGCCTTGCTACTGCCGATCTGCGCCTGTCGGTCCTGGTCGAGCGCGACACCGCCTGTGCCCCAGTGCCTGCCGCCGCCGGCACCAGCCGCGTGGATCATGGCCCCGTACGCGCCCGACTTGACCCGGCGCATGCTCGACGAATTGTCGCCATCACCGACGACGGCGACCGTGGACTGATCGCCTTGCGGGCGTGCCAGGCTTATGTGCGTGCACTGTCGCACTGATCTGCATTTCTTATCTTTTTTCCATGGCCGGCCTCACTTTCGTGGGGCCGGCCATTTTTCAAGCAAGCCCATTCAAGGAGTAGAGA